GGGTTCGAGAAGTTCATGAAGTTCGATGAACTAGGCATCACCTTTCATAAGAATCCAATGCCTATTGCACCTAACTGGATTGCAGTCCACGGAGACCACACACCAATCAAGCCACAGGGGGGCTTATCAGCCCTTGAAGCGGCTCGTAGGCATGGAAAGAATGTCATCTCAGGTCATACCCACAGAGCAGGGCGTTCAGCCTTCTCAGAGGCTTCTGGGGGTCGTATAGGGCGTGTCCTACATGGTGTTGAGGTAGGCAATCTCATGGACTTCAAGCAAGCTGCATACACTAAGGGTGTGGCTAACTGGCAACAGGCATTCGCTATCATTTATGTGAATAAGGCTAAGGTGCAGGTGGATCTTATTAACATTGAGAAGGACGGCACATTCATTGTGGCTGGAAAGTCCTACGGCAGACCTAGATAATCGTTATCATTTCGTTACACAAATGTGCTTGATTAGTCGGACAGTTCTGTCACACTAAGTCTGTAGCCAATCAAGGGCATTGGCACAGATAGGCAAGGCAATGGCAAACACAGACAAGCTACTACTTATCTGCATTATTGGCATGATTATAGGCTTCATTATAGTCATCATAGATGTGCAGAAAACAGCTTATAACAAGGGTGTGCGCGATGGTTATCATCGTGGTCGCAGCATCAAGGGGCAGGAATGAAAGCTAATGAGATCCTCTTATCAGCCACAGACACGATCCGTGATCGTGGGCTATCGTATGGTCACCCTGCGGATAACCTGCAACACACAGCAATGCTGCTCTCAGCATACCTACAAACACCGATACACGACTATCAAGTGGCAGGGATCATGGTCTTGGTTAAACTTGCACGGACTAATCAATCAGCGCAACACATCGACAATTGGGTAGATTTGTGCAGCTACGGCGCACTTGGCGGCCAGCTCGCCACAGAGGAGAACGATCTATATGTTTAATTTAGCCGATTACGAGCCAGTAGAGGTGAGACTTGAGAAATTTATTAAGGACTATCCAGCGTTTCGCATTGCAACAGAGCTTGAAGTGGTCGAGGCTACTCGATACATTGTTAAGGCGTATCTATTTAAGAATGCTGAAGATAGCGTTGCATGGGCAACAGGGTACGCTGAGGAAACGGTTACTAGCCGAGGTGTTAATCAGACTTCAGCATTGGAGAATTGTGAGACTTCGGCAATCGGCAGAGCACTTGCAAATGCAGGTTATGCGCCTAAAGGAAAGAGACCAAGCCGAGAAGAAATGAGCAAGGTAGTAGCTGCTAAACCAGTTAAGCCACCTGTTCAAGAAGTCAAGGCAAATGATCAGGATTATTGGACAACACCCGTTGGACAGTACAATGGCGTAGTCGATGCACCTGTGACCCTAGAGAAGGCACTTGATCTAGTGCAGGACATTCTTGGTACTCCAGAAGCACAGGAAGCGCCACAATGCAAGCATGGACACATGCGATGGCGTGAAGGTGAGAAGAATGGGCGTGCATGGGGCGGTTATCAATGCAATCAAATGAACGCAGGTGGAGTTAAGTCAGACTGTCCGCCTGTCTGGTATCAGCTCGGATCAGATGGTAAATGGCAACCACAGAAGGCGAGAGTGTAATGGGAAACATTGGGATTAAGATAAATGGTGAATGGGTTGATTTAATGTCAGCCTTCGTGCCATGTCAGCTGTGTAATGAACCAGTTGCAATCAGAGACTTAGAGGACATTTCAAGTGACTCAGTCAATGGCGTTGTCACATGGCAATGCGGCAAGTGCAAGGCAGTCAATGGATAAGCAAGATTTAATCCATTATCTGTGGGTCGTTGCATTATGTTTAGCCGCTTGGGCTGGCTATGTAGCAGGAAGCTTTAATGGCTAGTCAAGCAAGGAAGCACAGAGGTTTCCGCACAGAGCGCGTAGTCGCACAGTACCTATCGACTGTCTGGCAAGGCGCATGTGTGGGAAGGGGTAATGGTAAGGATATTGTGAATGTGCCATTCGATGTTGAAGTCAAAGCCCGCGCTGGATTTCAACCGCTTGCATACATAAAGCAATTAAAAGCTCGCACAGCCATTTCGGGGGAATTAGGCTTTGGAGTTATTAGACTCAACGGACAAGGTGAAGATGCGCGAGAGTATGCCGCCATCATCCGTCTAGAGGATCTATTACCATTGCTCCAACTTAAATATGGTCACATTAATAGCGAACCCACAGAGGCAGACATTGACCGCTGCACAGGCTGTGGGTCTTACATGATAAGGAAGTGTCTTACTTGCCATCCTACGACTATCGATGTCCTCAATGTAATATCCAGAATGAGATCACCCATGGATGGCACGATCGACCAATGATTCCATGCACCTATTGCAATGAGCCAATGGTCAAGGTTATAGCTGCAACTCCAGCAGTATTTAAGGGCAAGGGATGGGGTAAAGATGCCTAGACTTTTAGATCTATTCTGTGGTGGTGGTGGTGCATCTGCTGGTTATGCTATGGCAGGTTATGAGGTAACAGGTGTCGATCTAAAGAATCAGACTAGTTATCCATTTACCTTTATTCAGAAAGATGCTATGAAAGTTTTAGCAGATGTTGAGTTCCTGTCTCAGTTCGATGTTATACACGCTTCACCACCATGTCAGGTATTTACTAGAGCAAGACACTTAATGAAAGCACAGGGCAATAGCACTAGTAAGCCAGATTTAGTAGAGGCTGTGCGTGATGCGCTTAGATCATGGGGTGGCACTTATGTTATTGAGAATGTTGTTGGCGCACCTATTCAAGGCATTATCTTATGTGGGTCATCATTCGGCTTAAAAGTACGCAGACATAGGCTATTTGAGTCCAATCTTGAATTACAAGGAACTGCCTGTTATCACAAACAGCAAGGCAAGCCAGTAGGCATATATGGATCAATGCGAGATGAGATTCCTGGTGGTGGACAAACAGCCAAGACAATGCCTGAGGCTGAACAAGCTATGGGAATTGATTGGATGATATGGGGCGAATTAGTTGAATCTATTCCACCTGCTTACACAGAATACATAGGCAAACAAATAAATGAACAATGAAATTATATTGGTAATTGCACGAGCTTTATGGGCTGCTTATGAAACAGGGCTGCCCGATACCCCAGCACGAGTGGCAAAGGTTGTCCTCGTTGCACTAGAAAAAGAAGGGCTAACAATAAATGCCAGCATATAATCACAAAAATCTTGAAAGCAATGACGAGCATTACACGCAAGCTCATGTATTTAAAACACTTGGCCTGGATTTCGATTTAGATGTTTGCGCCCCAAAAGGTGGCGTTTCTTATATTCCAGCATTGAAGCATTATTCAATAGAAGATGATGGCTTAGCGCAGCCCTGGTTTGGGCGAGTATGGATGAATCCACCATATTCCAAGCCAGCGCCCTGGGTGGAGAAGTTTGTCGAGCATGGAAATGGTGTTGCTTTACTTCCTGTCACAAGGGGAAGGTGGTTTGATCTATTATGGCAAAATGCAGATGCCATTGTATTGGATGCTTATAACAGCAAGTTCGAAAGACCTGATGGAAGTAACAAATCTATAACCTTTAGAACGGCATATTTTGCTATTGGTGAAGAAAATGCAAAAGCCTTGCATAACTTTAATTACAAAGTCCGATAAAGCGACACGCCGTTCTGACCAGCACTTATAGAAATGGATTTGACATGACCAGTACACTTTGGGCTAGAGCCCTTAAAGGGGCTCACCCCGAGCCGCTGAAGCGGAGAGCTCGGGGGGTAGCCCTAGTGTTGGTGGGAGCTCTATGCTCTTCCATAGGATTAGCAGCAGAGGCTCAACAACCGCCAATCAAAAGACTTACATCAAAGCAATATGCAGCAGGACAATTAACAGTTAAGAATTACAAATGTTTAGCTACTCTTTATGGAAAAGAATCTGCTTGGAATTGGAAAGCAGTAGGTAACTTAAACGGTACTCATCGAGTATATGGAATACCACAAGGTAAGAGTGAATGGTTAAAGACAGCTAATCCTTAT